TTATTAAAACATAGAACTATGGAACTAACATCAACATTTGAATAATTATTCAAAGTAAAACACCATCTAATAGAAGGTGAAATTTGCAAGGTTAAGGGAGAAATAGTATTACCTCCCTTAACGGAACTAACGGAACTATCGGCACTAGCCATATAATATACCCGTATATTTTATCTTTAAGTGAAAAAAACACTAAATATATAAAAAATAAATACTTTAGGAAAAAAATAATATAAACATAATTTATAAAACAATGGTTGCCTACTTTCGTAGACGCGGTGTGTATCCAGGAGGACAACGCACGACTGTAACAGCTTTCAAAGGCAACAAAAATAATGCTATCAAAAAAACCATAGCTAAAGCACAAAGAAGAGTATATAAAAAAAACCCAACAACATCATCCAGAGCAATAGTAAATAGAAGTGCTATATTGACATTAAGTCGTCAAGTAAATAATCTACAACGTAGCAAATTAGGAGAGTATCAACAATGCCGTGAGAAAATAGGATTTCAACCAAGTTGGAGTGACCCACATAAAGAACCAATGTGTTTCTGTGTAAATGACTTTAATAATTCATATGTAGCTGGAGTAGGCGCTCCAGTATATCGCGGAAGTGGCATAGCTTTTACAAAAGTAGGTAACTTCGCATCTTTAACCAACTTTCCAATAGCAAACGATAGTGTTAATTATTTCTTCAAAAGTGAAAACAACCAAGCAAGTAAAACAGTTTACGCACCAATTAGTTCAACAATTAATATCCAAGCAAGAAAAACTATGTCAACAAGTGAAGACCCTATCTGTATAAGAATAGATATAGTAAAACAAAAAAAGACTTTAGTAAATTTAATTAGAAAATTAGAATTGCCACATAGTATATCAGGCTTAAGTCAAATGGCTAGTGAGAACGCTGCCGTCCGTAATACCTATAATAAAGAATTCCTTACAGTTTTAGATACCAAGTATATATATTTAAATAATAGAAGCGACGCTGCTAAAGAAATTCGTAAACAAGTAAAATTTTATGTTAAATTTAATCCAAAAAACCCATTAAGAACAGATAGCGAAGCAGATGGTTCATCAAATAATGAAAATGATTTCTACATTAATGTTCAACCAAAAGAACAAGTATGGGCGGTAATGAATTTCTCCGGTAACGATGTAAAAACTGGATTAGACATAAATATGTTTAGAACCAACCACTGGTATGACCAACACGGAACAGATTAAGAATACGGAGCGAAGCGAGTTAAAACAAAAGATTAAGCAAGAGCGAAGCGAAATAAGCAGCAAAAACTCCAAAGGAGATTAATTATAGATTTGCTTTTAATCGGCATATTTTCGAGACCCCCCTGGTAGGTTCCAAAGGAACCTAGTTCGTGAGAACTCGTAGGAAATCGGGGAATTAAACTTTAATTATAGATTAGCATAAAATGTTAATATATAATTATAACTCATGTATATCCCACCTGTCACTTGATAATAAACTTTCATCATCAGGTGGAAAATTAGCAAAAACAAAAACGTGAGGAGAATTAAAAACTTTAACTCCTGTTTCATACTTTGTATTACAAACCATACCATTCTTAATACTTTCTAACGAAGAATAAGAAATATGACCCTTATTAGCACGTGGAATATCAAACATAACACAATTACAAGCATCCATATCTTGATTAAAAACTAAATTCATAATATCACTATGTTTCCCTCCAGAACAAAATAATATTTTATGTTTAATAATCATATATTTAATAAAAGCAGACTTGCCAATGTTACCATTATCATCCCAATACCAGTGTATAGTCCTATCATCAGGCTCTTTTAAAGTTAAATCCTCAATAGCCTTCTGCCAAGAATACAACGTATCAATAATCTTTATCTTTTTAGGAAGACCAATAGAGAACAGGATAACCTGTTTTCCACAATAATCAATATTACTTTCTCGGTTGCCTTTGGCTTTCTCCCAATGAATACCATTCACTAAACCTAAACTCAAAGGGCGTAATTTTTTAATAAATTCTACATAGCCCTGTAAATGAGGTGTTCCATTTTCACCTACCTCATCTCCAATAATACAGAACTTAGCATTTTTATTAAAACATAGAACTATGGAACTAACATCAACATTTGAATAATTATTCAAAGTAAAACACCATCTAATAGAAGGTGAAATTTG